GATGTATCTCTTAAAAACATCCCCATACCAAAACTCATTACTAAATCGTCATTGTAACCACTTTGGGCTTCAGGTCTACCATTTTTCCAAATAAACACCTTCATTTCTTCTAACAATCGTTTTGAACGAATTGTAACTGAGCGATCACCAACATATTCTCTAAATTTGTTTACAACTAATGGTCTTGTTCTTAAAGACATTGTAAATCCAGGTGTCATTTCAGAACCACCTTCAAATACTCTTAAATATGATTCGGCAGTTAATTGGTCTGATTTGGGGGAGTGATATAAATTTCGATAACCTCTTTCAATAATAGCATCTAATGTTGCCCAACCAATTGAAGCATTTTCAACTACTAACATTGCGTTATTATATTCAGATCCTAAACCAACTAAGAAATATCCAAATTCTTTAGGTGGTAATTGTCCTTTATATTCAGCAACTTGTGTATTGGTTTCTATATCAATAACATGACATGCTGAGGAATCTTTTCCATCTCCACGAGCAACATCTGCCATAATCATATACTCTCTAGTATAGTCAGCTGGTTCCCAAACCCAAAGATTTTGATCAGCTCCTCGACGTTCAAGAGGTTCTTTAATAGTTGTTTCTTTTATAAAATCGACCCATTCGGGATAAAATACTACATCACCTGATGTGCTAAAGTCACAGTCACACTCTTGGGACGCTAATCTAGGATCACCCAACAATTCATCTTGACGCTTTCGCCAAGTTTCGTCTCGTTCAGGGTGGACATACCAGGGGAGTTTAATTGGTAAAAAATCATTATCTTGAGATTCAGCTGAAACCCATGTTTTATGGAACCAGTTACCAGTACCATAAGGTGTAGATAATACAATAGCACCACCACCTGTTGCTAGGGTTTGTTGTGCTGAGGCCCAAATCTCTCCAATTTGTTCAATAAAAGCAGCCTCATCGACAATTAGTAAAGATACTGCTTCTGAACGACCTGCATCACTTGATGCGGAAGTTGCTTTGATTTGAGAACCGTTATTTAATCTTAAGGTTAATTTGTTATGTTCATCTGCTGGGATTTTAAGCCATGAAGGTAAGTTATCAAACATGAATTTAACTTTCGTTACCATGTTTTTAGCTGTTTCTTGCTTAGTTGCAATACATAACACGTTTTTATCCTTTTGGAATAACATTAACCATAAAGAATAACCTGCGGCTAATGTTGATATACCTAATTGTCTTGATTTTAATACAATTGAGTATGGATTATCTCTAAATAAACGTAATGTTTTTTCCTGGAAAGGGTATAGATTAAATATGACTCGTCCACGTTGTGGATGTTGGATATGACAATATTTTTTCATGAAATGTGCTGGGTCTGTAGCACATTTAATGTATTCCTGTCTAATTATTTCTCTTAAATCTTGACTCATAACAATACTAAAATAAAAGCAACAGCATTTAAACCTGTAACCATCCAAGCAATTAAGGTTCTTGCTTTTTGTTTTTTAATCTGTTCGTCTTTTATTTTGATTTCACTATCTTTATTTTTTATAAATTGAGTAAATTCAATTTCATTTTTTTTATATAAAGAAATTGTAGTATCTTGTTTAACAATAACAGAGTCTTGATTTGTTACTATATTTGTTAAAATAACAACAGAATCACGAGTGATTTCAATTTGTTCTTTTAAAAAATCACGTTCAGTTTTTACAAGTAAAGCCTTTTTTAAGGATTTACAGGGAACACAACATAAACTATCATTCGAAAGCGATTGTGAACTCGCTGATAAGGGAAGTATTACTAAGAGAATTAATGCGATTAGATTCTTCATTATATTTATCTTTATTTTTTTTAGCTTTATGTTTTAAATCAGCTAATTCTTTTTTATTTTCTTCAATTTTTGTTTTAAAAGTATTAATTTCAGAAAATAAAGAATTGATTAAAACTTTATTAGATTCTACATTAGCTTGTAAGGAATCATTCTGTTGATGAAGACTTTTAAGTTGATTTTTATAATCAATATCTTTTGCAAAACGTATGTTATTAATGATTATCAAAGTAAGAATAATCACTATAATATAACTTAGAATTTGATTAATATATTTCATTAAATTTCTTCTTCGTCGTCCATTGAAGGATTAATCATAGCTTCGATTTCTTTTTTAATCTTAGTTAAATTCCTCAATTGGTCAACATATTTTTGTTTTTCACTACTTTCAGCTGATTTATATTTGTTTACTACTGATTTCATTTGTTTAACTACTTCACCATATTTGGATTGTAATTTAGCAATTGAAGAATTAGCGGCAATATCTTTTGCTGTTGGTTCTGCATCAAAATCATCCTCATTTTCAGGGAGCATATCTACAGGAACAGGTTGTTTTTGTGCTATTTTCTGTGTGATTTGCTGTAATCTAGTTTTAGCAGCATTTAAAGAATCTAAAGCTGCTTTTTTAGATGTTGGTTCGGTTGTTGATGATACTTTTTTATTTAAATCTTGAACTGATTTATTCGCTGCTACTTGTGCTGATTTTTGGGCTGCTATATCTTGTGGAGATAATTCACTAATAACAGTTTCACGAATGTATGATTTTAATTCTGATTTTTTCATTTTATATTTTGATAATAAATATTATAAAGAAAGGGCAGATTTCACCTGTGCAATACGTTCTTCTGTATTGCCTTTAATTCTAATTAAATTTTTAATTCTGTGTTTATTAGAGTCTAATTGATATTTAATAATAAAATTAATTGTTTCCCTATATTTTAAATCCGTTTCACGAACTCCATTATCTTCCATTTCCACACCTTCAGGAGAAACATAAAATAAATAATCGTACTCATGTAGCATCGTTCTAGCAAATTCACAAAATTTTTCAGCATCATAGTAATTCATTGATTGTGATGCTTTAGCAAAGGCCATTACATCAATTATAGTTCTATCTGTAATAATATTTTCATGCATTAATTCACTTGCTCGTTCAGCTAAAAATACAGCTTGACCTTTAGAAGTTGAATCCGTGTTAAGTGGAATACCAAGTTCCATTAAATACTTTGAACGCTCTGTTCTAAAAGTATAGTCTTTAAATTCAGGTAATTCTTTTAACGCATTTACAAGCGTTGTTTTACCTACTGACATTGTTCCACAAAATCCTATTTTCATATTAAAATCTATTTGTTTGACCTTTCATACCTGGATTTTTATACCAAGGTAATCCTTCACGATTACGTCTTGCTTCTTTCCATTCATCTTCTGTTTTTTGTATTCCATGAAGATAATATTCACGTTTGCGCTGGAGACCTTCAGGTATCAATGCTGGTCCATCCCAATTGTGTAATTTACCATTCCAAACATAAGCAATAGTTCCATCTGCTTTTGTTAATTTCTTAGTTACTTCTATTTTTCCTGCCATAATATTAAAATAAGTCTCCTGTTCCTTGATCGTAAAGATACACATGCTCTTTCCATTCTCCAAGCACAGATTCAGCAACATAAATTGCTTGTGCTCCTGATACTGTAATGCCTCTTGCACTTAAAGCATCTCCTACAAAGTGTACATTTGGATAGTCAGCTAATGCTAAATTTTTATAATCTACTTTTACCTCAGGTGAAAGATATTTTACTTCAGGAATATAAATACCCCAATCATCTTCTAATGTTGGGAATACTTTTCTCATATCATCAATAAAATCAACAATATATTCAAAAAATCCATCAAACGCCTCCATTACTCCTAACAGTTGTAACCAACTAATTGGAGTTGCACTTACACCATTTCCTTCGGATGTAGTTGATGGTTGACGAGATGGACTATAATATAAACCAGTACCATCTAATTGTAATTTATTTACAACATCACGTGACCATTTAAATGGATCTTTAATACCTTTGATTTCCATCAAGATACCAAAGTTAGTCATATTATTTCTATATGCTTCATCTTTTTTAGCATGACCATTGTAACTATGATCTCCATATGTTTCCTCTACAGCAACATAAGCCGCATTATTGTTTGTACAGAATGAACGTAATGATACTCCTTTATCATCAAATTTTCTATATAACTTAAAGTCATATGAAATATCGATTAGTTTTTGGAAGTGTTCTTGTGGTGCCTCAAATCTAACTCCAATTTGTACTGATTTAGGTTCATCTGGGAGTTCATATTTATTAGCTAATTGTTGAGCAAAATCAATGCCTGATTTGCCTACTGCAAATATAAGTTCATCATATTTGTCTCCAAATTCACCGCATATAATCATTTGATTATCAAAATCAATACTAGTTACTTTAGTTTCCCATACAAATTCAACACCTTTAGATACTAAATAGTCGTACCAATTTTTAGCAATTTCAGATAAATAATCTGTACCAACGTGCCATACTGGGAATAAACGTAAACCAAAATATGGTTTAATAAATTCAGGTTCTTCATGTGGGTCAGAACATTGTACTTCTTCAGGTTTAGGATGGAAACGTTTGAAATTAGTAATCACTTGATCCATTAACTCCATTGCTTTATCCTCACCTGTATACTTTGATAATTGTCCTCCAATTGCTGTGTGGTAAGTTAATTTACCATCACTCCAACCCCCAGCACCTAAAAATCCTGTCATTACCTCTTCAGGTAAACGCTTGTATGGATCTTTACCCATATCAATTATAGTAATAAGTTCTCCAGGATAACCATTATCTACAAGTTTCGTAGCTGCATTTACGCCTGCAACTCCAGCACCTACAATTACAATTTTCTTCATATTTTTTAAATCATTAACTATGGAATATACATAAAAAAAGTGACGTCTCCAAATCTGGTGACGCCACAGCTGTCATTTTTTAATAAGATCGACGGGCTATGAATCCATCTATAAAAATATTATGCTACTAATTTTTCAATAAATGCTTTAATTTCTCCTCCTTTAACAGCACTTAAAGCTGTTTCTAATGTAGCTAAAGTTAAATTTTTAGATTGAATTGCTTTAATAGCAGTTGCTCCTGATGCAATTAAGAATGTTGCTACAATTACGTGAAAAATTCCACTTGCTACTTTTTTAGCTTTAACTTCATCTTTAATGAATTTTTTAACAATAGCTTCAATTGGAGCCATATATAAATGATGTAATTCATCTGCAATATGACCTAATTTAGCCATCCATTGGTTATAAGCAGCTTCATCATTAGGTTTTTTACCTAATATTTTATTAACCATATTACCAGCTGCTTTACCTAATTTAGCTACTAACCCCATTACTGCGGGAAGTGCAATTGCAATACTAGCAATAGTTAAAAGACCTTCATTTGTTGGTTGTTCTTTTTCTGTTGCTTTTGTTAATTCAGTGTCTAAACCTTTTATAACGGCAGACATTTCGTCTTTTACATCATCAACTACTGATTGTTCTTTATCATCTAGATTAATATCAACTTCTTGTAGATTTTTTTCTAACTGTCCTTCAGCTAAAAATTTTCTTAAATCAAATGCATCTGCTTGTTTCACGATTTGTATATTTTTAATTTTAGTATTCCTGTTCCTTTAATTACACGATGCCATTCATGTTTTGGTATAAATATGGGTGAATTTATAGAAGTTGGAAGTTCATTTTCAAGTTGTAATTTCCAATCTGTTTCTCCAATTATTTCAACCGTTCTATTTTCATCATCCCTATGCCACATAAGTTCTATCGGATCTATATTTTCAGTAAATTCACGAATAATATATTGATCTGTAACTTCTATGTCTTTATAGGGTTTACTCATCATAATTGAATTTAGTAGCATTAGCTGCATTCCATCTGTCTTGGTTTTCACAAATCCATGTTTTAGTAGAAAATCTAAAATATGGGGTTTTTAAATCTGTTGAAGATGTTTGTGATTGATGTTTCCAAAGGATTCTATTATTTGGCTGAGCAGCAAACTGACCATTGTCTAGTTTAATTATATTAAATGATTTATGTTCGTTTGGAGTTTCGGCCCATGAAACATCTAATTCATTTGGATCTGAGGAACATGAATCAATAGTAAATAAGTAATAACCAGGGGCTTTACTTTGATCCTTCATTACTAATTCACACCTAGCATTTCTTAATCTTTGTTTTTTAATAACAGTTATATTATATGAAAAACAATCCCAAAGTTGTAACCAATCTAAAGGATATAATTCATTTTCATTTATATCTGTTTTCCAAACGTAAGCATGTAAGGGTAATTTATCATATAAAGCACCATAATCATGAAGAAGTGATTCAAAGTATAATGCTTGATTAGGAATGGATTTTGTTGTTATCCAATGAGCCGATTCAAATTCTCCTTTTCCAAGAAATTCTTTATTTTCATCTAACTCAAAGTCGTATAAAAATTCTTTTTTAATAAAAACCTCTACTGGAGGGATATTTGCTACTAAATAACTCATTTATTTTCTATAAGTAATTCACCTAATACCTCTAAACGTCCAACTTCTGTTTGAAATTGGCTTTGAGTCATACCTAGGGAAATACTTTTTAAAGTTTCTTCAAATTCCTTTTTAGCAGCATCTTTATCTAATTTACCAGCTGCTGCTTTTTTATAATAGGGTAATTTAACTTTATAGTGTTTATAAGTTAATAATGATAGTCCACCTGCTTTTAAGGTAGTATTAGCAATTTTTTCAGCACCTTTTAATCTAGTGCCAGCAAAATCCTCAATTGATTGTTTTGCTTCTTTTAATATATCTAATAATTTTATCATATTACCAAGCTTTACAAGACCAATAATTTGCTTTCCAACGTGGTCCTGGATTATCACAATTGTGTCTTGCTCTATAGGCAGCACGTCTTTTAGGGTTTTTAACCTTAATTACCATTCGCTTACCTTTAGCTGATTTTCCACCAAATCCAAAGTTAACTTTTACAACTTTACCTTTAGCGTTTTTAACATATACTTTAAATTTTTTACTATCACCTTGTGATGGTTTATTTAATTGAACTTTACGTCCTTGGTATTCTGCTTCATTTAATTCCTCATATTTTGGTGGAATCCTGTGTTTTGTTAATGTAGCATTTTTACCTGTTTTGTATATTAAATCCATATTATACTTAGAAGCAAGTTGAGATAATTGTTTGATTTCTTGAGGATCTAATTTATAATCTAATTCAATATCTAGATCACCACTATAATTAGAAATAGTAACATCATCTATCCAACTAAGACTTGGCATTAAAGCTTCAACTTCTTTTTTAATTTTGTCTAATTCAGCAATGTTATCTTCTGTTAATATACCTTCTTCAAGCATAGGCATATCTAGAGGAACTAATTGTCCTTCAAATATTCCATATTCACCTAAATCTGTTTCAGTAATTTTTTCTTTATCAATACCTTCAACGTTTAAGGCACCACGAGAATACAAGTATCTTGCTTCAACCCATAAATCTAAATATTCTTTAGAACCATATGGTAATGTTGTGTCATATAGTGGCTTTTTAGTGTCTATATGGTATTTCATATTCTCAGTCATCAAAACACGCGACTGCAAATTTTCATTAAGTATAGGCGCCTTTCCGCATTTATCTCCACATCCACAACCACAATCATGTTTGCGAGATTCTAAGACTTCTTTAATGAGTTTTTTTAAATCCATGGTTATAAATATTATGACATGATGTCATTATAAGACAATTCAATTTTATTACCTGTGACTTTATCATCACTATAAATTTTATTTTTTGGTTGAACCGTTGCTCTTAAACCACCTGTAGATGATCTGGTTGAATCGTGTCTAATATTAAGTACAGGTTCAAGATCAAACGCTTCAACATCTGCTATATTTTCAATAATTTTAGTAACTTCTACATATAATGTATCACCTTCTAATCTAAAATCATTTGATGAAAAACTTCTATAAACTACAATAACTTTATCCGAACCAAAAATAATTGATTCTTCTTCTTTAGAAGGTAGATCAGTAACAATTATTCCTGATACTTTGGTTTTTGTTGTTTCATTATACATTGTATTAATACCTTCTTTTTTATTACCTAATTTATCAACAAAAGGTTGAAATACTAATTCGGGTGCAAAACTACCACTTGCTATTTTATTCGATAAAGTTAATACTAAACTTTTATATCTTGTATCTGAACTTTCCCAGAATCCAGCATTATCTTTTTTAATTGAGATTGGATAATCTTTATCTGCTTTAACTATAATATCTGCTTTTTTACCTCCGGCTACATCATAACCTACAGTAACTGCTTCTTTAACATTATTAATTGTTAAATCTTTATTAGGAGCATCAAATATTACATTCTTAGCACCTTCAGCAATATATTTGTTAATTTCATTTACTACAACATCTTCATTTTCAGTACCTGCTGATGCTCTACCTTGAGCTCCTGAGGGTTTTAATAAGAATGTTGCTCCTTTATATTTAAGTCCACCAATAGAAGAACCGGATAAATTAGCATCATATACAAATCCAGGGATTTTAGTAATCTTTTCGACGTAATTATATCTTTCTGATCTTGGGACTAGTAATTTATATCTAACTGATGATTGTTGTACAAAATCTTCATCTGTTAAATTTAATTCTTTTTTAAGGACATCAATTGCTTCTTCAGCATCACCCTCTTTAATTAATTCAAAATTTTCACCAACCATTTTACTTAATAATGATTCTAATAAAAGAATATCCTTAACATTATTCATGTCAGGGTATCCTTTATCAAATTTATATGAATATTTTTTAAAAAACTTATCGAATACGTTCATATTACGTTGTTGTTGTTTCTTCTTCTTCTTCAGCAGGTGCTTCAGCTGTTTCTTCAGCTGGGGCTTCACCTTCTGCTGGTGATGGGACTCCGTATGCTAATAATCTTGAAATAGATTCTGCTGCCATTTCCTCTTCGCTTAAGTTTAATAAGTAATATTTTTTACCTTCAACTTGAGCAATCCAACTTCTCTCGGTATAAATTAACAAAAAGTTTTCGTTATTGCCAAGTACAATTCTAAAAGTTGTTGGACGAGGAGCGACCCACTCTATAGCAGTCATAAAGATTTCGTATTGATCTGTTAGCAAATCAATAATTACGTCTTTTAGTTTGGGAAATTTTGTTAATACAGGGAATTTATCAGCATCAAGAGTAATTTCTTCTCCATTATCTAAATCAATAGATTTAGCTTTGTACGTTTGTTGTACAAGGGATTTAATTTTATCTCTTAATTCGCTTTTTTTCATGTTGTTATTTAATTAGTAACGTTCTTTTTGTACCAATTTCTTAATTTTTCTTCACTACTTTTAGATAAAACACTAGTTTCATCTGTAAGTGAATCAGTCATTTTTCTTATGAAGTCATTTTCAGAATTGGAAATGTCAAGGATATCTTTTAAGGTATCATATATATCAACACCTTTTATTTTTTGTGGTTTTCCTTCATATTCCCCGTCAAGTTCTTCTGGGTAGTTTCGTCCAATATCTTCTTTTAATTTTTTAGCTATTTTTTCTGATAAATAAGGTTTAATAATTTTTTCAGCAGCATTGATATTATTATTGTTCATAGCTTTTCTAGCTTGTTTGATGTTATTTTGAGATTCATCATCTTGGTATTTAAAATTTCTAAGAGCTTTAGTAATCTTAGCTGCTAAATTATCAAGACGCATATCATCCATACCACCATATTCACTTGAACTCATATCATTTCTTCCTGAAAACATATCTTCCATCATTGGGGGTTCAGGTTCACCCATATGAGGTGCTTCACCTGTTAAAGCATCTACAGCAGCATCAATAGCTGGTTCTTTTAATTCAAAATCAAGATAATGTTTTGATTTAACCATTTTTTCTTTTGAATCAGTAATCATAGCTTGCCACCAAGCAGGGAAATCAATTTCTTGTCCTGTTTCTTCTAATTCTTCAATCATAGCATATAATTCCATAGCATATTTTCCAATACGATATAAATCACCTTTAATCATATGTGGTTCGTTATCTTCGTGACCTAAGTCAATATCTTCATTCATTTCACTATCTTTAGATTCTTCTTGATTGTCTAAATATACTTGTTTAAATGACTTAGCATCAAAAACTTCTTCATCATATAATGTAACTGTATCATCATCAAGATTAATACGAACAGATCCATCTTGAAATCCTAAATCTAGAACAAGAGTACTATAATTTTTTCCAACTGCTGTTCCACCACGAATACCTTTACCTGCTTTTTCAGCCCAACCTGCTACTTTATTAACTAAAGAGGTAGCGCCTTTTCTTTTAGCAAATTCTTTAATGTTTGAAGGAACATAAGCTTCTTCTAATTCTTCTTCTTTCATAAGGGAGGACATTCTATCTTGGTAAAGTTTTTGTTGAAGCTTAAGTAATCTTTCTTTATCTTCTTGACGCTTTTTTAAATCGGATAGTCTTTTTAACTGTTGATCCATATATTGCTTCTTTGATCTTTCGGCATCAGTCATTTCTCTATATCCTGATTCATCAATATTGCCTTTTGCTTTTTTAATAGCAGCATCACGTTTAGCTAAGTAATCTTTAGAATCGATATCTCCGTCTCCGTCAACATCTTCTTTTTTACCTTCACCCATATCAAATTGTTTATAATCTGAATAGGATTGTTGTAAATGATCAATTGCTTCTTCTCTAGTCATCTCAAAAGTATCCATTACTTTTTGAATTTCTTCTTCGGAAAATTCTTTTCCTTCTTGCATTAAAGCTTTTCTAACTAGTTCTTTGAGTCTGTTTTTGTTTTCTGATTCTGCCATTTTTTTAGCTATGTTTGTTGCCCGTCCATACATGACTGCTTCAGCATCTTTGCCGTAGCGTTTAACAAGAGCGGACTTATTTTTTTTCAAGTCCTTAATTACTTTCTCTCTTGCTTCTAATTCAGCTTTTGAAAGCTTCTTTTCTTCTATTTTACTTCTTGTCTTCATCAATTGACGCTTTTCTGTATTCGGTAACCAATTTCTTGATTTCACCTAATGCTTTGCGAGCGCGACCATGAGCAGCTTTTGATTTTCCAGCATGTTCTGCTTTAAATGATTCGTAAAGTGCTTCAATTTTTTCTAAAATTTCTGTTGTGTTCATAATTTTTATTATTTATAGATTATTTATTTAATTCGTTGCCACATTGGGAAAACAACTTCTTTGATTTTCATGGATGAGTCTTTATCATCTTTCATGTCTTTTTCTAATGCATTAATATGAGCAGCATCATCTGATTCTGCATCATTATAATATTCTTTTTTGCCTTCTTCCATTTTATATTTTCCAGCAGCATCTTCAGCTTCATGGGATTGATGAAATATTTCTTTTTTCTTTTCAAATGGTAATTCTTCCCACCAATCTAACACATATTGAAGATTACTTAATGTTGTTTCATCTGCTTCAGCTACAGCACCTTTATCAACTACGTGTGAGCGAGTAAAGAATGTAATTGTATTACCAATTTGATCTGTTAATTTAGCATCTCCTAATGTTTGAGCAGCTGCTTGAGCTTGTGTTAAAGCATCTTGTACTGCTTTTACGTTAGGATCAACTGTAGCTGTAGTTGTAACATCTGTTGTTTCAATATCATCTTCAGGAGTATCAACTGATACTTCAGTATCGTCTACTGCTACTTCTTCTTCATCTGCTTCAGCTAAAATACGATCAACTTCAGCTAAGAAATCAACTTCTGATTCTGGGGCATCTTCCATATTGTTAGATTCCATTTCTGCTAAAACCATCTCTTTGATTTTATCTTTAAATTCTGATTTTTTCATTTTTGTTTTTGGTTTTTCGGCTTCATCCATCATTAGAGTATTACCGTATACTGGGTTTCCTGGGAGTGCCATATTTACAATGTCTCCGTTTGTTAAAATAACGTAGCTACCACCTTCATATTCTTGTCCATCAACATCTAAATCAAATGAAGGACCTTCAACTGAACCGGCTGTTACAGTAAAATTGTATCCTTCTTTATTAGACATATATTTAGCAAATCTTTCAGCAATACCTGCTGTTTCTTGAGTGGTCATATCTTTAGCTACATCCATCATAGCTTCTTTTACTTCAGACTTATTAGAACCTTCTTTTAGTTTAGGAAATTCAGATGATAAATCCATTAATAAATCCATAAGCATTTCTCTAAGAGAACTATCATCCATCCAACCTCTATAGTCTGTGTAATATTTTTTAACATCACCTACAGTTTTAAGGTTCATGATATTTTCTTTTTCTTCCTCAGCAAAATCTTCACCACTTATATCAGATTCAAAATCATAAACATATTGTTGAAGAGGAGTTAAACCTTCTTCTAATTTAGATTTATCTAATTTTTTATTTTCTTCCATAGTTACATTATATGGTTCATCCTTACTATCTGAGGCCTCAACATAAAAAGAGGAAGCAGGGAACATATCAGCTAATTTATCAGCTTTATTTTGAGCCTCTTCTTTAGTGTTATAAACACCTTGATGTCCTATATCACCGTAACCACCATCTTCTAATACGTGGAAATACATTTTTCCTTCATTTAATTCTTCTTCATCATCTTCTAAATCATCTTCTCTATCTCCCATGATATAATCATCATCATCATCATCTTCTTCAGGAGTATACCATGATTGATTAGGATCATTTGGAGATTCTTCAGTAAAATCATAAGATCTAGGTAAAGTTGCACTAACTGTTAGAGCCGGAAATAATATTTTACCAGCAGATACAGCAGCATCATCAAAAGCTAATCTAATTCCTTCACTTCTATCACCTGAACCTCCATTCATCTGGTCTAGTAATTCGTAGTAATCTTTACCACCAAATTCACCATATCCTTCATATCTTTTTTCTAACCATTTATTACCCTTATTATCATGCATATAAACAAAAGGAAGAGTATTTTCATCTTCTGATCCAATTTGTTGATTTGTATCTTGAGTAAACCATGAAAATTGACCTTCAGTTAATGATGAATAGAAAGTTGCTTTATTTTCTAATATAGCTTTTTTTAAATCGAATTTTGCCATTTTATTGAGTATATGTTATAAATATGTTATTTTTTATTATATGTACCTTTTTTGTATTTTGCTTTATCAGTATTAGAAACAAATTGTTTTCCTTTACGAGAAGCAGATGCTTTTTTACGTGAAGTTTTAGCACGTTCAGCTTTAGATAATGATTGAGCTTTTTTACGAGGTAAACATCTAGTTGTAGCTCCACCTTTTTTCATCGTTCCACAAGGACCAGTAATATTACCTTGAGTATCAATACGCACCCAGTCTTCTTTTTTAAACCAATCGCGTAATGATTCAGATACTAATTCTTGTAAACGATTATTATCCATTATTTTTTCTTTTTTTTACCTGACATTTGTCCTTTACATACTTTAACAGCACGTCCTGATAAATAAGCTGATGATTTTTCACCTGCTGCCATTCTGCGTTTTCTATATGCTTTACCAGCAGGACAAAGTTCCTCGTTAATTTGGTCTAATGCTTTAGCAATTCTTTCTTCTAGTGGTTTGTATCCTGAACCATAAGGTGATGATTTACCATCATGATTTGGAGCTACATTTTCTTTTATTTCTTCAGCAGAACCTATAATTTCATTATAATCATCCATTTGTAATATACCTCTTTCCTTACCTAATGAGATTGCTTTTTCAGTAACATCATGTAAATCCATGTCTTGAGAAGCATCTTCTCTTGAATATTCTAACATACGAAGGAATAAAGGAATATCCATTGTAATGGTATCTACTTTATCTTCCTCTTTAGCTTCATTTATTGGACTTTCGAAGTGCGCGTTATTAAAGAAATCAAAAATCCACTCAGCCATTTCTATTGTAAATTTATCTTCACCAATCATATCAATTAATTGGTTAACTTTAGCTACTGCTTTAGGATAGTTTTTTAATTTAGCATTAATAAAGTCTTTGCCTGAAAGTATTCCTGACATGAATTTTGCTTCATTCATATCATAATCATCTAACTGTTTTTTAACTTTAGCTAATCTGTCTTCCAATTTATTTAATTGTCTACCATAGTAATTAGCTTTAGATTCATCGCCTTCATCTTCCATCTCCATACGTAATTGGTTAATTTCGTCTTCAATTTCTACTTTTTTAGCTCTTAAATCTAAAGCTTTATCAAAACTATTAGCTTCATTCATTGATGATTTTACAGCACTACCTAAATTAAATAAGTCAATAATATCCTCAAATTCTTCTAATCGTTTATTTTTTTCTCTTATTTGAGATAATTTTTCCCAATTTTCTTTACCTTTATCTTGTTGATATATACGAGTTAATTCATATTCTTGGTCATACAAAGCATCTAAATCTTCATTGTATGGTTTATAAATAACTTTAAATGGTTTAAATTTATTACCTGACATTTCGTATTTAACACCTAAAGCATCTAATTGCTTTTTAGCCATGTCAACAGCTGTTTCTTTTTTTTCTTTTACAACTCCTCTAACATTTTTTAATTTATCATAAGTTGCAGATAAATCAGGATTAGCAGCAATATTTCTTTTAGAAATAGCTCCACCAATTGCTGCTTTAATTTTATCAATTATAAAATCAGGAGTGCCATCAATATGAGGAGCAAGGAAATTATCAATTGCTTTTTGCATAGATGATACATCTCCTTTATATTGGTCTGCTAATTTAATAATTTCATTTTTATTAGCATTAAGAAAGGCAATTGCATCCATTGGAGTTTCAATTGCTTCATTTACTGGTTTAGAAAAGAATTCTTTAATTTTCTGAAGGTCTTTCATTTGTTTTTTTTGTTTTTTTAGGAGCAGGAATTTCTGCTATAATTTCTAAAGTAGGTTCTTCACTTATTATTACCTCAATTTCCGGTTCAGTTTCGTTAACTAGGGTTGGTTGAGGTATGTTAAATTGAGGATTTACAGTATCTCTAATGATTGTTTGATTACCTTTTGGTGAGTAGAATGTTCTACTATTTTCTAAAGGGCCTAATCCAAATTTCATTTTTTAGTTTTTAAATAATTTGTTAAAAGGGAACCAATCGCTCCTACTTTCTGTCTTATAAATATCCATTCTTCTTTGGATAATTTATGTTCTTGTTCATTAAACGCAATTCCCATAACACCAATAAAATGATCATCTAAATCATCTAGTGCTAACATATAAAATGATTTTGTGTTATATTCTTTAGAAAATAAATGTAAATCATAAGTTTCATCATTTTCATAACTTGTTATACCTAATTCTCCATCTTTATATAATTTAGATAATGATTTAGGAAATAAAGAAACAGGAATTTGTTGGTATATATGTTGAATAGCTAATGTGTTAGGGGATAATTTCTCATAAAAAATAGAGAATTTTTGAATTGATTTACCTGTTGGATAAAAATGTCCTCCATTATGAAATTGTCCAATCCAAATCCTATCACAATCTAATTCATCCATCATTATATCTAATTGATGATCAACTAACTCATTTAAGTCAATTGCTTCCTTAACGGATGATACTGGGGGGGTTGAATCTAATTTATTTTTAAACCAGGTCATTAATAAAGGTCCTATTACAGCAGTAATAAGAGCTACGATAATGGTTGAAAACATTACTAACGTTGTCATTCTTTCTTTTGTTTTTGTAAATAATCCATTGCTTCTTCTTTATACTTTAACAGTTGGGATTTTCCATTACCATCCCATTTTTCAATATCACCTGCTTCAGTAATAAATTCTTGTTTTTGGTTGATTAATTCATCAAACCAAATTTCAAAATCCTTAATAGTACCATCTAAATGTTGGTTGATAGTATCTTTTTCAAACTCCTCTAATTTACCGTCTTTACGTAACTTATGTTCAAAATCAATTTGACAATTAAAGCAATGTCCATACATTACGAACCATTTTTTATCTAAATGTGGTTTTGTTGCTTTAGAACAAGAAGGGCAAAACAAAGGTAAAACAATACCTTCTTTTGCCTTATCTAATTTTGTGATGTTTTGTTTAACACCATTTTTAATAGTCCATGTGCGTCCGTCTTCTTCCCATACGTCTCCTTCACCATGAAATTCTTTTGCTTTTGTATAACCAGTTCCCATAGTAGTTTTTTCTCCATACTTGCCTTGGACAAGGTTACGGAGACGATTAACATCACTATGTTTAAACTCTTTCTTTAAAACTGAATTATTTTCCATTTTATTTTAACATGTTTTTAATTTCTGTTTTGATAATTTCTTTTAATTCAGATTTTTTAATTTTATTTTCACTTACAGCAGACATTGGTTTTTCAAGTTTAATTATTGCTTTCATTTTGTATTTTAAAGCAATATCTTTAACTTTCTTAGATACTGTGTCAGCACCTTCACCATTTACGTCTATTACAAGTGTATCCTTTTTAATAGGAGATACAATGATTTTATATTTTACCCCTGGATAATTGGTTTTAAATATTTTGTTTGAAAAGAATCCTTCCAAATCATTTTTGGTGTCTTCTACTCGTTCTCCGCTAATTACTATTCTTCTAAATGCCATATTTGCTTAATTTATCTATTGTTGTTGATGTTGAGGTATGAAGAATTCCAATACCACCAGCTGTGTTCCAGTCATTGATATTTGAGATTCTATCGTCTATAAGTATTGCGTCTTTTTTAGCATAATTCTTTTTTGCTTCTGCTGCTGCTAAAATTAATGGAGTTCCAGGAATATTATTTTTAACCCAAATACGTTTACCCCAACGAGACTGAGGGTCTCTTGAAGGAGCTGATAGTAGTGTTGGGCTGTATTGTTTAATGTGATTCCATAATTCTTTACCATCAGGCATCCATTGTAAGTTTGCCCAATAATCTTTTTCACTCATTTTTTTATCTTGAAGACTTTGTTTAAAAGTACCCCAAAATTCACTTTTACCTTGCACATCAACATGATGTGTTTCTTTTCCAGTTAAATTTTTATAACCGAGGTCAAAATCTACTAAAACACCATCCATATCACAATAAATTTTATATTGTGATTGAGGGGATTCCTTTGATTCCTCTTTAAGTTGTTTATACAAATCTGTTAATTTATACATTTTTAATATTATCTTCCCAATTTCTTAACATCATATTACCCTTTTCATATGCTTCTTTTTCAATTTCAGGTAATGCTCCGTCTTCGTTGGTATTAGTTGTGTTAATATTATTTAATCTATCTTCTAAATTTTGTTCATGATGTACCATTTCATGGGAAAATGAACGTAATATATCTTTTGGATGTCTATCTTTAGTATATAAAGTAATAGATTTATCGTTTGGATTATAATAAGCAGTTTTACCTAAAAGATTAGATGCATTTTCTTCATCATTTGAAATTATTTTCACCTTGGGTAAAGGTTGAATATTCATTCCGTTGTCTATCATGAACTTGGATAAAGATACGAAAGATTCTTGGGGATTCCAAGTTTCTATTAAAGCTTCTTTTAGAAATTGTCTTGCTAATTCGTTTAAACCAAATGGGTCTGATACTTCTTTCATTTTACGTAAACGTTCTGTCTTCTTTTTAGACATTTCTTTACGTTTTTCAATATAATCTAAAGCACGTTTTAGTCTTGATCTTACTTCAGGATCTTTTGATTTACCATAGGCCGATCTTACTCGTTGATGGATTAAATTAATTACTTGAGATTGACGAGAGTGTGATTTAGCTTTAAATTGTTTTTTATTTAAAGTATCAACTATATCTTCTTTAGTTTTAAATTTAATACTAACTGTATCTTTAGGGTCTTCATCTGTGTATAATCTACGACCCGATCCTTCAGGTTTTTTACCGGTTCCTTTTTTAGGATCTTTCTTTTTAGGACGACCTTCTTCTAATCCACCAGGTGTATTTAATTTTTCACCTGTTTTAACATCTGTATCATAGCCACAAGTTCCTTCTTCTAGATCGGGATTATTATCGTGTCCACATTTATGGCAGATATATAAATCATCTCCACCATCTGCTATAGGCCATTCCCAACCACAATTATCACAAATTACATCTGTATCTGTTACTAATTCATTAACTGAATTAGGTAATATAGCTGCTACTATTTCCCCATCTTGTTTAAATTTAACACCAGGAAATGCTTTAGAAATAAATGCTCTATATAAATTATCTCTTTGAGTACCAAAATCTTCCTCATCTGATTTTTTAGAAGGTGAATATAAAATAGCTTGGGATTTAGATTTTTTAATATATGTTTTAATTATATCAGCAATTGTAGACATTACCTTATACATTTCACCTTTATTAACTACTATTTTAGCAGATGAACCTTCATCACCTTTTAGTTTGGCTGAAAA